TTCATTCTTTGCTGCCCAATGTAGGGCATTTCTTAGATTACCCTGTGCTTCATTGAGTGATTCTTCTACTTGTTTTGTAAGTGCCATTTATTTGTTCCTATCAGTTTCGTAATAATACTTAGAGTTTTTTGATTCTGGAGTCCATTCAAATCCACCTGATTTTTCAATGAATTCGATTTCTTTAGCCAATTCCATTTCTTCAATTAATTCTATTTCACCAGTTAATTCTATTTCATCTTTAAAATCTTTTTGACAATTCCAAAAATCACTCCAAAAATCATCAATATCTTCCTTTGTCGCAATAGTGATATTTTCTTTATTGGAAATAGGAGATGAGATTTTACTCAAAAGTGAAAGAAGTTCATTGGTTTTATCTAATTGCTTTTTATGATACTCACTAATCTCATACAAAGATTTTGCAATCGTATCATAGATATCCTTCGAAGAAATTTCATCACAATTAAGAGCATCTAGAAACCATTCATCAAATTTTTCTAAAGAATATTTTTTATAATCAGAATCAGATGTCATTTGAATAATCTTTGATTGCTTCCTCTATGATAGATTGGATTTCTTTGCTTGTCAACCCATTAAGCCACTTCCAGTTGGGGTCTTCTTTGTCCCATTCCATACTATAAGATCCATCATCATTCTGATGTATTTTAAGTGAATCAGCAGTCATTATTCTGAAATTGTTTGCGACACTTTTTAACTTCTTTCAGTTCATCCTTAATCATTTGATAGGCATCTTCAGCAGTTAATTTACGTGCCATTTCCATAGCAGTAATAATTTCAACCCTTGTTCCAAAATGCTTGAGTGCTTCTTCAAAGCAATTTAATTCTTCGTACATTACAATTTGCCTCCTACACTAGCAGATCCTACGACACGTACACTACCTTCTGGCCACCCTTCTTGCTCACATTTAAGATGCCATCGTGTCATTTTAACAACTGATTCTTTTGTCAATCCTGTGAGCATTTTACGACCTTCTTTTGTTTCACTAGACCAAAGACCAAATCTTGTCTCCCATACACGGAAACAATCATCAATCCATTCATATTCAGTAATTTCTGGATGTTCAGTCATTAGTATCCTTTTCCTTTTTATTAAACCCAAAAGGACCATCTTTTTCTTCAAGTGCCAGTTTTAGTGCAACACCACCAACTGCTTCCATGACTTTCAAAATATCTTCAGTTTTAGCATCTTCACCAAGTTCTTTGGCAACATACCAATACTTTGGCCAAAATGTTTCTCCTGCTTTTTGATAATCTTCAAGTGTCAATAGTTTCATTTACCAACTCCATAATCGGGTGCTTTTGTCTCAAGTTCACGAATAGTATTGTGCAGTTGTTCTACTGCCTTACGAATTTCTTCGGTTTCTTCCCACTCCCAAGTGTCACCTTTGGAGTTCTTTTTTGACTTTTTACTCATAGATCTCTCCCCTTTTCAATGAGAATGCTTTCAAGATATTTGTCGATGCGTGGTGATACCCATGGTGTTCTAAGTACAGTGAAAGGACCTGAACCATCGTCAGTCGTCATCAGCATCCAGTATGTATGATATTCTCCCGTTTTTTCATTTAAACGGTGATCCACACAAGTTGGAGTATAACCAATCATTTTATATGGAGACCCGTTATATCCTCTATCAAGTTGTTCTCTCACAGGAAGAGGAAGTTGAGAAACATCAAGGTCTTTGAGATAATATTTTTTACTCATAATTTCAAATTTACTGAAATCCTTTTTTACGATCAATTACTTCAATTGTTGCACCCTTCCAATTGTGTACACTTTGAAACCACATGGATTGAACTTGTTCATAACTTTCTAAGATTATAGTACGACCATGAGGTAAAGTCAACTTGTACTTGTGTCTATCATATGGTTTATCAGATGTAACCTCAAAATATTGAGGATCCGACTTTTCAATTAATTTCATTTGGAATTCCCAGTCCTTTTAATGTTTCTTGTTGCTTGTAATAAAGTTTAGCATAGCATTTGCAAATATTACGAAGTTCTTCCAAATCAGAACATTTTTCAATTTCTCTAGCCTGCTGTTCATAAGCAAATGACTTTGATGGTGTTGATAATGTTATACTAGATGGATCCATTTTTGTAATATACTGTAAAGAGTTATTTAACTGCGAATTTTTAACTCTGAAGCAAACTGAGTTAAACATCCCCACTTTATCATATAACTTTATTTTCGTATGTTGAGAATGAACAATAACTTTTTCGACAATATATTCTTCGCCAATGACAAGAACTGACCGTGGATCATTGTTATTGCCCCAATTAATTTGTTCTTGCGAGCATCCAATGTACTCCACGGTATCATTCTTTTTCATTGAAACAACCCAATTTCTTTCATATAGTTTAAAGTTTCTTTCATATCACCAATATGCTTATTATTAATGGCAATTTGTGGATACGTTGCCTCTGATCCAAACTCCATACGAAATTGTCTATCACTAAAATCAATACCTAAAAAATATTCATGCAATTCCCAACCAAAATTGCGAAGAAGATGAATCATTCTTTGACATTCTTGATTGCCATCAGAATAAATTACTGCTTGATAAGTCATATTAAGGACTTTTTTTACGATTTTTTTTAATATATGCAAGTGCCTGCTTATAAGTTTTTGCTTGATGCACATGCTTACCTTTATGTATAATTGCAAATCCTTTTTCATTTGCGAAAGGAATAGCAGCCCATGTTCCATCATTGGATACATACCCCAAAGGATCCCCAATCTTTGGATTGAGGATCCCCGGAGTTTCTATATGTGGTTTTAGAAACTCAGACATTAGAAGAAACTGGCATTTACACTTACAACTTGTGCATTAGGATTTCTCGCCTTAGCCACTTCACGGGCTTCTTGATAGTCACGAGCATAAACAGTCTCAGTGAAAACCGTGCCAGCAACATAGAGTTTGACTTTGCATTTCATGGGGTTGTTCCCTTGATTACTCTTGTATTATATCAGAAGTTGAGGTAGTTCTCAATAGATTCTTCAATGGCAGTGGACAGTTTAGTAGGTGGCATAAGTGGTTCTACAGTGCCGATGTCACACTCATAATAGTTGCCAATGTCAAGTTTGATCATGATACCATCACCATAATCTTCATAAAGAGGGCGTGCATATTCATCTTCAATTACTACGACACGACGTGCAGTAAGGTCAAGAACCAACATATAATCAAAAGTTTTTTCGTTTTTGAAATCTTCTACTGTTTTCTTTTCTCCTTGAAAGTTCTTGACCTTAAACTTTTTAGTTGCAAACGGATTAGTTTTTTGAAATAGTTTCTTACCCATCTTCAATTCAATCTTCTGATTGCCATACATAAAGTCATATCCATCCTTATCAACACGAATAAGATCAGAAAACTTGTCAATAGCACGTTCTACGGCAGTTGCACGAGTGAAATTATCGGCATTGCTGGTGAATCCATCATCACTGTAGAGAGAATCTACAACACCAAATACCTTATTCCAGTCAACACCTGTCTCAAGATGATCAATGAAATGTTGTTGTGTTGTTGTGGCAGTCATTTTTTCTTCTTGTGGATAGAGAATGTTTGAAAGAGCATTCATGGTAATTTAAATGTAGCATAGTTTTGGGTCTTATGCAAGATGCTGCCCAGTAATTACTTCTTGATCACCGATATTGCAGGTTCTCCGTGCTCAAAAATCGTCTCTACGACTGCCTGAACACTCCGTGCGGTATTGACACCCACCTTATCATAAACGGGCACAGAGACCAGTCCAAAGGTCTTAGAAGCATCTCCCAACCTGATGACTCGACCAATACTTTGAGAAATGCCAATATAATCCATGTTCCTCATAAACAATACAGCCTCAAGTCCACTGACATTGATGCCTTCAGACAGAATGCTGTGATGCAATACGACGAACTTCTTCTCTGGATCCTTACCCCATGCATTTAGAGTTTTGAAAAACTCCTCACGATCAACCTTCACACCATCAATGAATGCACCAGTCTTTGATGTGATATACATGCAAGAGTATCCTCTACTGCGAATCTCCAAAAAGAAATCAGATTCAGTCAATAAATTTACAATCTGTCTTGTAGATCGTGCAGCAATCAGAATCTTATCAAGAGAGTTATTGTCAATTGTAGAGATTAGATTGTCACAGTCAGACATCTTAAAGTCACCTTGAGGCAATTCATTCACAACAACCTTAGGAGGAAGAATGTATCCTTCTTCAACCAACTTAGGTGCAGGAACATTACAAATAACCTGACCATACACTGCACCATCATTCATACCCGGTTTTGATATAGTAAGAGAATGCTTCGGAGTCGCAGTAAAGAAATAAGAACGATCAGAAGAATGACTGAAATGCTCTGTAGAAGGAAAGAAGTTTCTCTTAACACTATTATGTGCTTCATCAAAATAGATCGTATCCACCTTAATACCAGATTCTTGAATACGATGCAAAGAGTTATAAGTCGTAAAGATCAACTGATTACCATCAACATTCTCAGACCATGCTTTGATGATCTCTGCTTTGGTAGTGCTAAAGTGCTCCGTTTCCCCACTATGAACATGCATCACATGAGCACTGATATGCTCCAAAAACTCAGAACATAACTGTTCTGCTAGTAATATTCTTGGAGCTACGACCACATGAACTCGATTGTTGAATAGTTCAAAATGTGTTTGAGTATCATGAATCATACACATGGTTTTTCCACCACCAGTCGGGACGATTACTTGTCCAAGATCGTGCTTCAACATTGCTTTGACAGCATCTTGCTGGTGGGGACGAAGTTGAATCATGTGCCTCAATTAGATGAATATAGAATAATCCCCCTGACTAGGAAAGTCAAGGGGGATGTGACGGTTCTTAAATTGGTACTTTACATTCCAATCTTAAGGAATGGTGGTGGTGCTACATTTTTTTCGTAAATATCATTTTCAGAAAACTTCTTCCCATCAAAGATAATATATCCTCTTCCACTTGCTGCAGCATAGAAAGATAATAGTACTTGCTTCTTAAGTATCTCTTCTACATCTGCCTGATGCTCAGCAAAAAAGAATCCAAACTCAGCATTACATAACAGAGAATATGATTTTTTGTATTCCGTAATGAATGGTGTTTTGTATTTGTCAAGTATTTTTATTTTATCTTCTTTTGTTAAGAATCCTTTTTTCTTTGTTTCTTTTTCTATGTCTTTTTTAATTTTAGATATTTTACCCTGCATTGCAATTTTAGATTTTTTTGCAATACCAAGAAACTTGCCCATAGATCCTGGCGTCTTGGATAGGTATGTAGTATAACTGTCAAAAAAATCAGAAAATGCTTGTGCATTTGAAGTTAGTTCCGCATTATTTTTACTTAGATATCCATAAGCATTTTTTCCATCAAACATTTTATTGGCAAGATCTTCATAATTTTTTGCCAAATATAAAGAGGAATCGTACTTACCAGAGTACATAGAATTTGATCCAAGATCTTTGTTTATATCTTTGGAGTTTAGATTATTTTTTTTTTTTTTTTTTTCAAAGTGATATATTCTAGCATCTGATAATTCTTTAAAAAATACTTTTAACTTTGGAAAATTTTTGACCAATATATAGAAATAATTTACAGTGATACCACCCTCACCACTTGCAGACTTAGATCCTTTTGGGACAAAGTGGATTGCATTACCAGATCCAAAATTGGTAAAGATATGATATTCCTTTACATCTTTACTTCCAGAAGTTTTCCCTCCATATTTCAAATCAAAATAAACTAATAATCTATCATTGGAAGTGAATGTTACTGGTTTGATATCTACAAATTCATTAACAGCATCTTCAAATTGTTTATATGTAGTGCCATTTTTTGCAGCACGAATCAAATATGAAACATATGCTACAAATTCATCTTGCTCTCTTTCCTTTACTGTTCTAGAAAGAGAAGATGGTAGATTAGAAATTTTTGCTGGAATAATATCGGATTTTTCATCAAGTTGTTTTAGAGAAATAGAATAAATCTCATTTTCTTTCCATGCTTCTACCATCAAGTTTCTATATCTTTCCATAGTAAGAAACTCTTTTTCATTTTTAAGTATTGCTTTTTTTAGTTTAGAGGCAGTGACATCTGTATTTTCTACTAACTCTTCAATAGTATCAAAAATTTGAGAATTATTTTTGATAATCATTATATCACCGATGTTCACTTTGTCGGCATTTAACGTGGCAAGAATTCCAGGTGCTTTCATCACCTCTTTAGAGTATCTTTTGATAGCAGATGTTGCTCTTTGTTTTAAAAGATGAGCTCTATTACTTTTATCCTTTTCAACTTTTACAAATTTATAATCTCTAAGATTTTTTAAATTAAGTGACTTTACTATTTGTACAGCAGTTCTATAAGATGTAGAAATCCACGGATCCATACTTCCTTTTTTATCAGAAAAAGCACTTCTATAAGTACTTACTGTTCTATCAGAAAGTTCACATCTAGATATTACTTGATTCCATAAATTTCCACTAGTCTGAGTAATCATTTTATGAAAATCTTCAAGACTATGATCGTCTTTATATGTCACATATCCCAGTGCAACACATGACAGAGATTCATTCAAACTTGTAGATGCCATAATTCCTTACCTTTTTCTACGAATAATGAGATCCGTCTTACAAATCATCTTCTTATTCGCATAATCAGGATTCATTACTTTATAAATCTCTAAGCTATATTTATTGTCTCAAACCTAACAAAGGTATTCTACAGGGTTTTTAGAGTTTTGTCAATCTCACACTTGAAAAGTTAAAAATGATGTAATAGCATATCTTCCCCATCCTTCAAAATAATCTGAATTTTCTATAGAAACTTTTTTTACTCCATGTTCCACCCAAGCAGGGAAAATAATTAGAGAATTATTATTGCAGTCAAATTCATAATCATATTCTGGAAAATATAACTCACCACCTTCAAATTTTTTGGGTTCTTTGTAAAAATAAGAAAATGCTAAAAAATGAAACTTTTTATCCGTATGTGGCTCATAATATTCGTCATTATGATAATATCGCACTTTTGTATAGTCACTATTTACCAGGTGTGCAGTACTGCAGCAATCATGTATTTGTGAAAATATATTTAATATACCACAATCAAATAATTTCCTATTTACAGTTAAAATATTTGATATATTTCTATAACTAACATCTTTAGTAGTATGACTATAAAGAGAATCTAGTGAAAGTGCTTTACCATTTGTACGATCTACAATTCCTGCATAATATTCTGCTGTCAATAATTTATTAGGTTTTGTATAATAATTTAATTCTTCCCATATAAGATTTAATTCATCATCATTATAAAAATTTTCCACAATTAAATGTGGAAATGGTGAATTAAAAATATTGCAGTTTAAATTTTCTTCAATCATAACAATTAAAAATGTCTATATTATATATTACCGCACTCTTCCTCCTGCAGAAGTATCTCCAAAGAAAGTACTTCCGTTATTATTAATACTTGGTATGGCAATTCCACTGTTGCTGACGATTGAAAATCCATTACTTCCTCCTTGACCACCTTCAGTTTCCCCCATGTTCTCTTCCCCAGTTGCGTTACCATTTCCACCCTTTCCTCCTCCCTCTTCACTGCCATCCTTGCCTGATTCACCTCCATTGCCGGACCCTGCCTCGCCAGGATTTACTCCTCCTCCACCACCACCAGATCCTCCTCTAGCTTCTTCATTATTATTAGACCCCCCTCCACCATTTCCTCCTCGGGTCTTTTTGCCATCCTGACCTTCTTCTCCTTCACTTTGTTCCCCTCTTTTTCTTATACCTCCTCCGCCACCAGCAGGAATTCCTTGTCCTCCTCCTCCACCACCTCCACCAGCTCTCCTTTCATTTCTGGAAGTTTCTCTACTTCCACCTCCTCCACCACCTCCTCCACCACCAGCAAGAAGTTTAGAAGAATTTAAATTTATCGTAGTTACAGGAACTTGTAAACCTAAAGCACTAGTTCCATTTTCACCAGCATCTCCTGCTTCATTTTCATCGCCACCTTTCCCTCCATTTCCTCCAGCACCAGATATAGTAGAAGAATTAATATTAAGTATTATGGATGCTCCATTTGAAGAAAAATTATTCGATCCATACCATGAACTCGTAGTATCAGTTCTTAAAGCACAAATTGTTCTTCTATCTTCAGAGTCTTTAGATGAACCAATATCGATATTGTACACATACACAATATTTTTTGCTCTTGATCTTACGGTGGAATTAACAGATAGTAATTCTCCGACAGCAACCTGTTTACTAGGTGATATTGTCTCTCTTATAATAGTTTTGCCTATCCCCGCGCGGGGCCCCGCAATAATTTGAACGGTATTTAATTGCTTCCCTCGAAACTGATTGAATGAAATTGATACATCACCGGTAGGTATACCAGTATCAAAAGGTAAAGAGTATATTCCATCGACAGAATATGCAGTTCTATATTGGCCGATTTTAATTCCGCCAGGACCAGAACCGAATTCCTGTCCAATTTGTCCTAAAGATATTGAACCTGTTGATGGTAAAGGAGACATTTTTAACTACTCGTAAGGGTTTCCCAAGTTGAACCTGTATAAACTTGAAGTTTATTGTCCGTAATGTTATAAATTACGGCACCTGTTATAGTACCTGCAATACCGTTTCTATTAGAAGTTGATACCTTTGGAGGGACTAGATATGTATGTGTTGTTATTCCCAATGTACCAGCATCTGCAAAATCTACAGCACATCTCAAAGATGTAGTGCCTATCCCAACACCAGAGAAAAGGGCCTGTGTTGTGGCACAATTTACCCCAATATCTGAACCATAACTAATAGTTGTTTGTATTCCAATCGATCCACTACTATCTACAAAAAATCTACTAAATTCATTATTTGCAGTAATAACATGTTCAAGATCGGCATGAACTATACTAAGACCACCAATAACAAGATTGTTACATTTTGATGTAGAAGCTATAGAAACTTGATTAAATGTAGAAATTCCTGTCGTAGTAAATACATTAGCATTTACTTTTGGTATAGAAACATCAAGAATAATGTCAGATGATGTATCTTGAACATTACCCGTTAATGCTCCATTAATATTTAAACTGCCATCAATGGTGACATTACTATTAAAATGTGCATCATCCGTAAAAGTAGAAATGCCTTGAACATTTAATTTGTGTGTCGGATTTGTAATTCCAATCCCAAGATTTCCACCACGAGTTAATGTCATTAATTCAGAACTAATAGATCCTCCATGCCAATAAAATCCTTTATCGGATGTTGCACCAATATTTAAGAAGAAATTGAAATTTCCAACGTCTCTATTAATAATATCAAGTGACTTAGAGGTGCTATAATTACTATCATATCCAGGTGTAGATCCATAATTAATTATTGCACCACTTTGTCCTACACCAACTGCCTCTTTCCCAAGTCCAATAAAAGATCTATTATTTTTGGAAATAATGTCTATAGAAGAATCTGAATCTTCTTTTTGTATTTCTATATCTGCCGATACTACTGAAGTTTGAATACCTATTCGATTAAACGTGGAAGTTCCGGTATCAACATTAATGTTTGATGTTATTGTATCAGGTAATCTTGCATCACTAATAGTTCCTCCAGTAATATTTGCTGCGTCTGCTAAGTTTGTTGCTGTTGTAGCAGTTCCTGTTACATCACCCGTTACATTACCAGTAATATTAATAGCATAAGAACCGGAAAGTCTATTACTGTTAATAGTTCCTTCAGTAATATTTGCTGCGTCTGCTAAGTTTGTTGCTGTTGTAGCAGTTCCTGTCACATCACCCGTTACATTACCAATTAAATCACCAGTAATATCAATAGATTCTACCCTAATAAAGGTAGAAACCCCAGAAACAGCATTTATATTTGATGTTATTATGTCAGGCAATCTTCCATCATCAATAGTTCCTCCAGCAATATTTGCAGCATCAGTTAAAGTTGTTGCTGTTCCGGCATTACCGGTGATATTACCAGTTATTGTTGCTGGCAATCTATCACTGTTAATAGTTCCTCCAGTAATATTTGCTGCGTTTGCTAAATTAGTAGCAGTGGTAGCAGTTCCTGTGATATCAATAGCATAAGAACCAGAAAGTCTATCACTGTTAATAGTTCCTTCAGTAATATTTGCTGCGTCTGCTAAATTAGTAGCAGTGGTAGCAAATGAAATTGTTCCCCCAAATGAAGCAGGAAGTCTATCCCTGTTGATAGTTCCTGTCGTAATATTTGCTGCGTTTGCTAAATTAGTAGCAGTGGTAGCAGTTCCTGTTACATTACCCGTTACATTGCCAATGACAGTTCCAATAAATCCTCCAGATGCCCTAACAATGCCATTAGTTATACCCACACCAGTTGTTTCAGTAGGATCACCTTCAATTTGCAAATAATAACTTTGATTGCTAGTTCCTATACCAACTGCTTTAAAAGTATGAAGACCTGATAAGTTTATAATAAGACCTTCTGTTGCAATCGCAACAACACCATTGAGTAGAGAACCGTCTCCTCTGTATGATGTTGCTTGTATGACACCATTTGAACTGTTGAGAGAAATATCTCCCACATCAACTACACCATAGAAAGTAGCACCTGATCCTACCGATAAAGTTTCGGTAGTAGTCAATCCACTTACTCTTGCATTGCCCTTAAGATCAAGTGCTTCAGCAGGAATAGATGTGCCGATTCCAACTAAACCATTGGGGTTTACTATGAAATTATTTGAATCAACTTGTACACCATTCCTAAAATTAAATGACTTTCTAAAATTTGCCATTATTATAAGTTTTAGAGTTATTTATCTTGTAGTTTTTG